CAAAAATTTTTTGTAAAAATTTAAAAGCGTTGTACACTATGTGGAACGTGGCATAAGTCATCGCGTAGGAACAATTCATGGCGCTAGTGCTTACACCTGACCAAGGTGTACCTCTTACACCGCAACAAACGGTTGTTGATCTGCACGAACGAGTGCGGGCGGTATCGTGCACGGCAGATATTCTTGCAGGACATGGCTACGAGTTAGAAGAAGCAAGCCAAGAAGCCCAAGACATCGCTGCAGCCCTTGCAACATCCTACGCTGCAAACCCAGAACAAGCTTCAAAACAAGTTACCACCCAACGCGCGGCAGCTCTTCCGCCGGCATCTCTTATAGAAACACGCCGCATCCTCGATGAGTTTGGTTCGGCTGTTGTGCGTCACAGCATTGAGATTCGACACCTTGTTACAAATAAGCTGCTGCTGGAATCCGAGAACCCAGACCCACGGGTGCGCATCCGTGCATTAGAGCTGCTTGGCAAGATTACCGATGTGGGGTTATTTACTGAGCGTTCAGAAGTCACAATTACCCACCAGAGCACAGAGGACTTGCGTAAAACATTACGTGAGAAGTTCAACCGTATCTTGAACAAAGATGTGCAGGACGTTGTAGTGATTAATGACATCGACGTAGACAAAGAACTTGGTATCACCCGAGACACGCCCAATGAGTGACGACATCCTCGACTTTACTGAGGAAGAGCTTGAGATATTACTCACGCGCCTAGATGAATTTTCTGCCCAAGAACAAAGTGAAATACTAAAGATTGCCGATACGCTGGAGCAACGCAAGTTCTCAGCAAGCTGCCGTGACGATCTGATTGAGTTTTGTAAGCACATGGACCCTAACTATAAGGTTGGGCGACACCACCGCAGACTTGCTGACCTGCTTATGAAGATGGAGCGCAACGAGGAAGATCGTATTGGTGTGTCTGTACCACCGCGCCATGGCAAGTCACAGCTTGTATCTATCTTTTTTCCTGCATGGTATCTAGGTAAAAACCCTGATAAGAAGGTACTAATGGTCTCGCACACGGCTGATCTGGCGGTGGACTTTGGTCGCAAGGTGCGTAACGTCGTAGGAAGCCCTGCATATAGGCAGATATTTCCCACAGTCACACTTGCTGCCGACTCTAAGAGCGCCGGGCGGTGGAATACCAACATGGGTGGTGAGTACTTTGCATGTGGTGTGGGGGCTGCACTCGCTGGTCGTGGTGCGCACTTCCTGATTGTGGATGACCCGTTCTCAGAACAAGACGTTATTAACGGAAATTATGATGTATTTGAGAAAGTGTATGAGTGGTTTACTTATGGTGCGAGAACGCGTCTTATGCCACAGGGTAAAGTGGCTATTGTGCACACAAGGTGGCATCCGAATGACCTGATTGGCAAGCTTGCCAAGGATATGGGGCGTATAACTAACTCAGATCAATACGAATTGTTCGAGTTTCCTGCCATTTTTAACGAGAATACCGACAATGAGAAGGCACTTTGGCCTGAATTTTACGATTTAACAGCGTTGCACCGCACAAAAGCGTCTATGCCGCTGTTTCAGTGGAACGCGCAGTTCCAACAGAACCCCACTGCTGAGGAAGGTGCACTGGTTAAGCGTGAATGGTGGCGCAAGTGGGAGCAAGATGACGCGCCTGCCTGTGAATACATCATCATGACACTCGATGCTGCAGCAGAAAAGAACACCCGTGCCGACTTTACTGCCCTTTTAACGTGGGGGGTGTTCAATGATGAGCGCCACACAGGAGAGGCAAACCACATCATCTTGCTAAATGCCATTAACGTGCGTGTTGAGTTCCCGGAATTAAAGGAACTGGCGTTGCGCGAGTACAAGGAGTGGCAACCGGACTCATTTATCGTTGAAAAGAAGTCTTCTGGGACCCCACTCTTTCAAGAGTTGCGGCGCATGGGTATCCCGGTGCAAGAATTTACCCCGCATCGCGGTACAGGCGATAAAATAGCGCGTGTTAACGCAATATCAGATATATTTAGGTCTGGTATGGTGTGGTACCCCACAAGTTATAAATGGGCCGAAGAGGTAGTCGAGCAAGTTGCAGCATTTCCTGCGTCTGACCATGATGACATGGTTGACTGCGTATCAATGGCGCTTGCCCGGTTCCGTAGTGGTGGGTTCATTCGATTAGACAGTGACGCTGAAGACGAAATCATGCGACCACGTGTTGCGGCTTACTATTAGGAATTATTATGGCAATGGAAAAAGGTTTGTATGCAGCACCACAGGGCATTGATGCGCTAGGTGAGGATCAGACACCCGAGATAGAGTTGGAGATTGTTAATCCTGATATGGTGCGGCTAGACGATGGCAGCGTTGAGATTACGATCATTCCTAACAAGAAAGGCGACGAGGGAGACGTACCGTTTAGTGCCAACCTTGCCGAGCACATCGACGATAGAGAACTTGCCATACTAGTAGGTGACCTGATTACCGACTATGACAATGATATTGCCAGCCGTAAAGACTGGGAGCAGACATATACCGATGGTATTAAGCTGTTAGGTCTGAAATATGAAGAGCGCACAGAGCCTTGGCCCGGAGCCTGCGGCGTGTACTCCCCACTGATTGCAGAAGCCGCTGTGCGCTTCCAAGCTGAAGCGATTATGGAGACGTTTCCTGCAGCCGGACCTGTCAAGACCCAGATCATCGGCAAGATATCACCTGAGAAAACAGATGCTGCACAACGTGTGCAGGATGACATGAACTACGAGCTAACTGAGGTTATGCGCGAATACCGCTCAGAGCACGAGAAGATGTTATGGAACTTGCCGATTGCGGGTTCAGCGTTTAAAAAGGTCTACTTTGACCCGAGCCTTGGGCGGCAAGTTAGTATGTTTGTGCCAGCCGAGGATGTGGTGTTGCCATACGGTACGAGCGAGATCAGCATGTGTGAGCGCATCACACACCGCATGAGAAAGACTAAGAACCAGTTGCTCAAGCTCCAAGAGTCAGGGTTTTACCGCGCAGATGTGGACATTGAAGATGGTCCTGTATTGCAGATTGATGAGATTCAGAAAGCCAAGGATCGTGAGACTGGGTTTAGCGCGACATACGATGACCGCCCCCTCCTGCTTGAGATGCACGTCGAGCTTGACTTGCCCGGCTTTGAAGATACGAATGCCGATGGTGAAGAGACTGGGATTGCTCTGCCGTACGTAGTAACCCTACTAAAAGACTCAACCACGATCTTGTCAATTCGCCGCAACTGGGACCCCGAGGCAGAAGCTATGCTATCGCCACGCCCAAAAGCATTTGATGGTGCTGACTCTGATGCGTATACACCTAAAGCATCGCGCCAGTACTTTGTGCATTACCAGTACGTGCCGGGGTTTGGCTCATACGGCTTTGGCCTAGTTCACTTAGTAGGCAACAGCGCTAAGAGTGCTACGAGTATTACGCGCCAGTTGGTTGATGCAGGTACGCTGTCTAACCTGCCGGGTGGTATGAAGACCCGAGGCTTACGCATCAAGGGTGATGACACACCAATCTCACCGGGTGAGTTCCGCGATGTGGACGTGAGTTCAGGATCGTTGCGCGACAACATCATGCCTCTGCCTTACAAAGAGCCAAGCCAAGTGTTGCTGGGTTTGCGTGGCATTATCATCGAGGAAGCTCAGAAGTTTGCTGCAGCGCCCGATATGAAGATTAGCGACATGAGTGCTAACGCCCCCGTGGGCACAACGCTTGCGTTGATCGAGCGCAACCTGAAGGTGATGTCTGCTGTGCAAGCGCGAATGCATTTCTCAATGAAGCAAGAGTTCAAGTTGCTCGCTGGGTTGATCCGTGACTTCTCACCGTCAGAGTATGACTATCAGCCAGAAGAGGGCGCACGTAGCTCACGCAAACGCGACTACAGCCTTGTCGATATTATTCCCGTCAGCGATCCGAACGCATCAACGCTCGCGCAACGCGTGGTGCAGTATCAGGCCGTGATCCAGTTAGCGCAGATGGCTCCGCAGATTTACAACTTACCCAAGTTGCATCGCCAGATGTTGGAAGTGCTTAACATCAAGGAGGCCGACAAGCTCGTACCGTTGGAAGATGACCAGAAGCCCACAGACCCCGTGACCGAGAACATGAATATCTTGATGGGTAAACCTGTCAAAGCGTTTCAGTTCCAAGACCACGAGGCGCACATCCGCACTCACATGGCTGCAATGCAAGACCCCAAAATCGCTCAAGTTATGGGGCAAAATCCGCAGGCACAAATCCTGTTGCAAGCGGCAAACGCGCATATCACTGAGCACGTAGCCATGGCGTACCGTGAGAAGATCGAGCAACAGTTGGGTGTGTCACTGCCTGATCCAGAAGCTAAACTTTCGCGCGAGATCGAGTACCAGATGTCTGGGTTAATCGCTCAGGCTGCAGGACAACTCTTAGGTAAAAACCAAGCCGAAGCCCGTGCGCAACAAGCCGCGCAGACCGCACAAGACCCGCTCGTTCAGATGCAGCAAGCCGAGTTGCAACTTAAGTCAAAAGAAGTTGATATTAAAGAAAAGCAGATGATGATTGATGCAGCCGACAAAGCCGACAAGATGGCGCTTGAACGCGAGAAACTTAAAGCTGACAACGAGCGCGAGGGCCTGAAGTTAGGTCTTAAATCAAAGTATGACCAAGATAAACTTGCGGCAGATCAAGAGCGCGAGGGCTTACGAGTAGGCGTTCAGGTTGCTCAGAGCAAAGCTCAGATGGCGCATAACCTAGAAACACAACGCAATCAAAACACACCTAGTAAGGGAGCTGAATAACAATGGATGTAATCGATGTTCTACGCAAAAAACTTCGTGAACGCATGAACGCCTTGGCTGACGATGTGGCAACTGGGCGCTGTAAAGATTTTGGTGAATACCAAAAACTCTGTGGGGTAATAGAGGGCTTGGCCTACGCAGAGCGAGACCTGCTTGACCTCAAGCAACAAATGGAAGATCACGACAATGAGTGAAATCTTGATCGGCGCTAATCCCAACAACCCACAAATTGTTGGCTCAGTAAATTTTTCAGCACCTGCTGAAGAAAAAGCACGGCAACTACCTAAACCTCAAGGGTACAAAATCCTTTGCGCAATTCCGGAAGTTGAAAAAGAGTACGAAAGTGGCCTTGTTAAGGCTGAAGAAACGATGACTTACGAAGAACGCCTAGCAACTGTGCTGTTTGTGGTTGATTTAGGACCTGATTGCTACACAGATAAGGCTCGTTACCCTAATGGGCCGTGGTGCAAAAAAGGCGATTTTATTGTTGTTCGACCAAACGCTGGTACTCGACTCATCATTCATGGCAAAGAATTTCGCGTCATCAATGAAGATACCGTTGATTTAACGGTTGACGATCCTCGTGGTATCAAACGGGCATAAAGGAATAACCATGGCTGAATTTGAAAAAAATGAGTTTAAATTTCCCGATGAAGCGGGAGAAGAGAACAACGTCACCTATGAATTAGAAGGTGATAACGTCGAGATTGAAGTTGTCGATGACACCCCAGCTCAAGACCGGGGTCGCAAGCCCCTAGATCGTGAAGTTGCTGATCCGACTGACGAGGAACTCAACGAGTACAGCAGTAAAGTCCAGAAACGGATGAAAGAGCTGACTCATAAGAGCCACGACGAGCGGCGCAAGGCGGAAGCTCTGTACCGTGAGAAGACGGAATTAGAACGCGCCGCACAAGCTCTGGCTGCTGAGAACAAGCGGTTGCAAGAGTACGTCAATGTGGGGCAACACGCCTATATTGACAAATCCAAGTCACTGGCACAAATTGCCATGGACAACGCTAAGGCTAAATTCAAATCTGCGTTAGACATTGGTGATACAGAAGCCGCTACCACTGCCCAGCAAGAAATGATGGTCGCACAGATGGAGATGGAGCAGGTTAATAATTTTAAACCTACCCCCTTGCGCGAATCTGAACAATCTGCGTATACTCAGCCAACTGCTGCGCGTGACCCGCACGAGACCTTAGATAATCGTGTCGTTGGTTGGGCAAATAGTAATCCGTGGTTTCAGCGGCCCGGCGATGAAGATATGACAGGTTATGCGTATAGCGTACACAACGGCCTTGTAAGAGAATATGGTCAAGAGTACGTCCGTACCGATGAGTACTACAACAAAATTGACACAGCAATGCGGAAAGCTTTTCCAAAACGCTTTGGCATTGTTGAAGTAGATACAGACGATGCCCCACCCACGAGGCAGAATCGCCCCAACAACGTTGTTGCATCAGCACAACGCGCAACATCTCCGAAAAAAATTCGGTTGTCGCTTACACAGCAAAACGTAGCCAAGAGATTAGGTATCTCTCTTGAGCTGTACGCCAAAAAAGTAGCAGAATTGGAGGCCCAAAATGGCTGAAAACAAATTATCACGTGAGCTAGAAACCCGTGCAGTTCAACAGCGTCCTCAGCAGTGGGCACCTGCAGAATTGTTACCGGAACCCGACAAACAACCGGGCTATGCTTATCGCTGGATTCGCGTTGCAATCAACAACCAAGCTGACCCACGTAACCTATCGGCTAAACTCCGTGAGGGCTGGGAACCAGTAACGTTAAGTGAGCAACCACAGTTTCAACTGCTAGTCGATCCCAATAGTCGTTTCAAAGACAACATTGAGATTGGCGGGTTAGTGCTCTGCAAGACACCGATAGAGTTTGTTGCCCAGCGTAGTCAGTATTACGCAAATCAAACACAGGCTCAGACGGATGCTGTGGACAAT